GTTTGTGCGACCAGGTATTGCCAAAGAATTCTGGACGTCCATATCGCCCACACTGGCCACTGGTGGTAAAGCAATTATTACATCAACTCCAAACTCGGACGAAGATCAATTTGCGCTACTGTGGAAAGGTGCCAATCGTTGCGAAGATTCCTACGGCAATCCTACAGTAGTAGGTATTAATGGATTCAAAGCATATCGTAGTTACTGGAATGAACATCCAGATCGCGACAAAAAGTGGGCTGAAGAACAACGAGCGCAACTAGGCGAGGATCGTTTCCGTCGAGAGATGGACTGCGAATTTATCATCAATGATGAGACTCTGATAGCACCTACTAAACTAATTGAATTATATGGCATTGAGCCTGCATATCGTACTGGACAAGTGCGTTGGTATCAAAAACCCCGGGCAGACCGAATCTATGTTGTAGCACTGGATCCTAGTTTGGGTACAGGTGGTGATCCTGCTGCCATACAAATATTTGAAGCCAACACCACAGAACAAATTGGTGAGTGGCGCCACAATAGAACGCCAATTCCAGAACAGGTTAGAATCCTAGCTGACATATGCAAGCACATCAATGAAGTTGTAAAAGATCCACAAAAAGTATATTACAGTATTGAAAACAACACCATTGGGGAAGCAGCCTTGATTTCCATTGCAGAGTACGGCGAGGAAAATATCGAAGGATATTTCCTAAGTGATCCTAACAGTGGAAGTTCTGGACGCAGATATCGCAAAGGGTTTAATACCACACAAAAACCCAAATTGGCGGCTTGTAATAAATTTAAAACTCTAATAGAATCTGGGCGCATGAAAATCAGAAGTATACCTTTAGTTTCAGAATTAAAAACATTTGTAGCACACGGAGTAAGTTACGCTGCCAAACCCGGAGAAACTGACGATTTGGTCATGGCTGCATTGTTGGCAGTGCGCATGATGCAGCTGCTACAAACATATCACACAGAAATGGACAGTCAAATGCGCGATCACGGTGATGTTATTATTGCACCCATGCCCTTTATCAGTGCCAGACGATAACGACTAAATAAACTACTATGTCACAGCAAAATGCCGCACTTAAACTGTTTGATCTATTGACCAGCAGAGACTTTGATCCCAACATGTTGGATATTCGTGGTAAGCCTGCCTCGGACCCTTCTGAAGCAGAAATGTTTAGTTTTGAATTTCGAGCAGAGTCTGGTAAAGACTATGGCACTATTGTGATACTGTTAGGCGACGACGGAGAATTAACTGTATTTTGTGCAGACAATGTTGGCCGCACCATGGAAAACGAAGACAAACAAAGTTGGTTTCAGTTCTTGGAACAGCTCAAAGACTTTTCCATTAGAAATCACATGAGCTTTGGCATAAAAAATATCAATAGGTTGCGTTATAGTATGCAAGGCCAGGCCGCAATCAAAGAAGGTCTGTTTGAATCTTGGTCCGGAAATCGTACCACCAGTTGGTTAGGGCCAGCAACCGAAGCCAGACTCATGGTCAAGCACAAACGTCCATTGGGTGAAAATGACGCACGTTTCCGTTATGTGGAAAGTTTATATATTGAAACTGCCGAAGGCGAACGTTTTAAATTGCCATTTACCAAATTGTCAGGTGGTCGTGCCATGGTGGAACATGTGCGCCAAGGCGGCAAACCGTATGATCCACGTGGACAACATATTGTGGGCATAGTAGAAGAACTCAATGTATTGAGCCGTTTCCGTCGTGCCAATCACGGACAAATATTTGAAGGTGATACCGGACAACTGGTAGAAGAAACCAATACCTACTACGAAAATCTACAACGGGTATTAAAAGGTCTCAGCGCAGGCTCAGGCTACACAAACTATTTTGAATCATGGCAACCTGCTGAAATCACTGAACAGGATGTGGTCATCGAAGGATTAAAAAATTTATTTGTAACACAAAGTATTGATTCAAGAATTGAAGCAGCATTACCATTACTGGCACGTATACAACAACAAGGACAAGCTATGAAAGAAGCAAACATATTTGAAGCCTGGGCAAATCGCCTGGTAGAAGGAACATGGTCAGTACCTGACACTCCCGAAAAACAAGACAAACTGATTGAACTCATGCAATCTGAATTGCCAGTGGGTGCTGATGCTACCAATGCCACAGAGGAACTATACGACTTGTTGGGCGATGATGAGTTGTTTGATCAATTGCACAATCTTGCTGATCGTGACGCCAATGCTGACTGCCGTGAATTGGTATTTTTGCGTATGCAAGAACTCAGTGATCATCCTGACATAGCCGAGGTAGTAAATCGTCTAGACATAGATGCAGATTACGAAATGAATCCCCCGGATCCAATCAATCCCAGCGACGTTGAACAAGGTGATCAAGCAGTCAACGAAGGACCTGCAGTGGATGCCAATGCTAAATCACCTACAGGTAGTCAAAGCGCAGCCTTAGCGCATTTTGCTGATCAATTGGACCATGATGAGTCAGTAAGAGAAGATGCAAGTGCATCATTGAAAACTATACTCAAACACGCTGGCATGCAGGTAAATGAAAATGTCATGCTAGACGAAAATGGCAACACATTCCAGCATATCCTTAATACATTCAAGCGCGATGTCAAAGATTTCAAAACCACTGGCGAATTAACTGATGCGCTATATGATGTGTTGTATGATTACTATTTTGATGACATGCCGTATGGTACAAAAAAAGCTCGCGACGGAGATCCGTATGAGTGGATAGGAGATCGATTTGGCGCTGACCTAGGCATAGAAGGACACGGATTTAATAGTCCAGGCATGCCAGATGAAGACTACGGAATTGAGCGTGAAAGTGCCATGGACTATGCTTCAGAAGAAGGATACGGACCTAACCCAATTCCCACTGCCATGGAAGACGATGCAGCACATAATGTAGATGGCGGAATGAGTAACCCATTGGTAGACTTATTACAAGATGATGGTGCATGCAATATGACCGAAGCTGGACAAATGTGTCCAGTTCATGGTATTCAAGAATGTTGGGGAGCACCAGTTCAATCAGCAGTACCCGGCATAGTACCGACTTTGGAAAATGTACAGTTACCAGATCTTGGTCTGGTACGTATGCAACAACTGGCTGGATTTATGATCCGATAAATCTAATTAGAACAACCGCGTCATAAATACTCTTGACGCTGATAAACAAAGCGTATATACTACTAACATGTGTATACGCTTTTTTATTGGTATCACAGGCAACAAAAACACTATCATTGATAGGCAACATATTAAAAACTTTAGAAAGGCAACATAATATGGCATCATTAGCAGACATTAGAGCAAGACTGGCAGCAAGCGAGAACAAAGGTTCTCAATCACAAGGTGGGGGAGACAATTCAATTTACCCACACTGGAACATGGAAGAAGGACAATCAGCTACCTTACGCTTCCTTCCAGATGCAAACACAAAAAACACATTTTTCTGGGCCGAACGAGCCATGATTCGACTGCCATTCAATGGCGTCAAAGGAGAAATGGAATCCAAACAAGTATTTGTACAAGTTCCTTGTGTTGAAATGTGGGGCGATCCGTGCCCAGTACTGGCAGAAGTTCGCACATGGTTCAAGGACAAGAGTCTTGAAGACATGGGTCGTAAATACTGGAAAAAACGCAGTTATATTTTCCAAGGTTTTGTACGTGAAAATCCCATCAACGAAGACAAGACTCCTGAGAACCCTATTCGTAGATTTATCATTGGTCCACAAATTTTTACCTTGATCAAAGGTGCATTGATGGATCCTGAGCTGGAAGAATTGCCAACAGACTTGTTGAAAGGCCTAGACTTCCGCATCACTAAAACAGCCAAAGGTGGATTTGCTGACTACAACAGTTCCAAGTGGGCCCGTAAAGAATCTGCACTCACAGAAGCAGAACAGGCTGCAATAGAAAAACATGGCCTGTTTGATCTTTCAACATTCTTGCCAAAGAAACCAACTGATGTTGAGTTAAAAGTAATCAAAGAAATGTTTGAAGCATCAGTAGATGGACAAGCATACGACACCACCCGTTGGGGTCAGTATTTCCGACCAGCAGGTGTGCAAGCACCAGCAGGCGCACCCGCATTGACTGTTGATGGGCACGGCGACGTGCATGAAATTACAGCAGTAGCACCAACTGTGGTAGTATCAAACTTTGATGACGAGGATGATGTGCCAGCACCCGTTGCACCAGTAGCAGCAGCTAAGCCAGCACAGAAAGCCGAAGACATTTTGGCCATGATTCGTGCAAGACAAAAACAATAATCATTGAATGACAGTACAGCCCAGATATCAAAATTTATTTGTCTACGGGTGTAGTCTGACCAAAGACAATTACATTGATACCTGGGCTGATTTATTGAGTAACCAACTCGGTTGCAAACTTTATAATTTTGCAGAAAGAGGAGCTGGATACACATATATTATTCAAAAATTATATACTTCTTTTGTTAATAATCCTGATACTTTATGTATTATAATGTGGCCATCAGCTGATAGACTCGATCTTTATGTTAATTCTGCTGTTCCGCACCTGCAAAACGATATAGAATTTGCAAGTTGGTTAGATGGGTACAAGGCACAATTTGTAGACTACAATAATCAATATAACAATCAACATGGTTGGTATATCAATGGTGCAGTGCCACGAGGATACAAAAATCAATACTATAAATATTTTTATAATCAGTCTATGCATGTTAATTCAGCTTGGGCTACCATACTATCTGCGCAGTATTATCTTGATAGTATCGGTGCAAATTATATTATGTGTAATTCTTATCCAATTACTAATCTTATTCAATATCACGACGATGGTGTAAAAGATTTTAATTTTGCCCTTTACAACAAAATAAATTTAACTAAATTTGTACGTGATGCTGATTGTAGAGGATTTATT